TCAGACGTCGTCGATTTTTCCCGAAAAGCGATAGGCGTGAGCGGCGGCAAGCGCCCGTGTCAAAGTATCAACCTTGGCCTCCAGCTTCTGGATCTCGTGCTGCAGGTCTTCGACGTGCTTCTCATATCCCTCGATAAGGGTGCGAATGCGCGCGTCGACGATCGTCGCCATCGATGGCTGGCGATTGAGCACCGCGACAATGATGGTTCCCAGCACGCCAAGCGCCGTCCCGACGCCGCCCGAGACAATATTCGACCAGACATCCGTCGCGTCAGGAACCGCCATTTGATGCGCGCTCCTCTCGCACGGGGCGGCCGCAAACGATCTTGAGGCGCAGTCCGTCGCCGCCGCGCGGATCGGCCGCCGCTGTCGCCAGACCGGCCATCCCGCATTCCCCGGGTGACGCCGTCACCTCGCGGACATCGAGGGCGGTTTCTCGCGTGCACGCCTCCTGCGGCGTCGAGGCGAGGCAGGTCAGGATAAGGACGATGATTTTCATGCGTCACCCACCCTTCCGGCTTAGCCATGCCGAGACATTCCCGGCGCCTAATGCGACGGCATGAACGAGGAAAAAACTCGAGACGATCGCCCATTCAAAAGTGTCATAAGGCGCAGGGAGCTTCGGAACGCCCAGCGGCCCAGGAGCGCCGAACAGAAATTTTGCGGCGAGGATCGTATCAAGGAAGACCAGGCCGAAATGAATGGCCGGCGGGACGCCCGCGATCAGCATGATCAGCCGATTGACCGGCTGGCCGTAGACCTGGACCTTCAAGGCGTTGAGTTCGATATCTGATTTGAGCGCCTGGCTCATCACGGCCGCGTCGGACGACGCGGCCGCCTCAAAGCCCTTCTCATTCAAATCGAGCTTGGCGCGCTCGTAATTCGTCCAGGCGGCGACGAAGGGTTTTATGAAGCCGCCGAACAACGCATTCAGAATTGGCAGAAGCAGCGCAATCATTGATCAGGCCTTTTCGGTTCGATCTGCGCCGCCTTTACGATTCCGAAAATATGCGTCACGGTCATGAGCAACATGATCGCCCCCGAGATCTTCAGCGCGACTCCCTCCGCGAAGAAGGCCGAAAAATCCACGAGGTGGAGATTCTCGAGGGCGCCAGGCAGGACCGTCACAAACACGCCGACGGCGCCGGAAAGCCAGGTCTTCTGGCCGAGCAAGCGCAGCTTGAACTTCTCCCATCCAGAGAGCCCGGCCTCGTCGATTTTGCCGAGAATTCCAGCGATGAGGCGGAATTCCTTCAGCTTCGGCCGGATGAGAAGGAAATAGACGGCGAGGCTCGCCGTGCTGAAAAGAGCAAACCAGATCATTCCAGGATCTCCGGATTTTAGCGTCAGGATTTTGCTTGCCCAACTGCGACCTGGGCCACGCTTGTAGTTAAGAGTTGGTCCACGGCGGTGGCCTGAGCGGCGGCCGCATCACCGAGAGCTTCAGCGCGCTGGCTTTGACGCCATGCCGCATAGGCGACAACAGCCGTTGCGGCGATCATCGCCACGAAAACGAGCGCGGCGACCCATAACGGACTTTCGAGAAAATGCTGCGCCCCAGCGGCGCCTACGGGAGCCGCGGCGGCGCTTCTCTTTGCAGCAGTGGCGTTTGCCTTTTGCCGCGCCTTGGCCGCAGCGGCATGCGGGGCGATCGGCGCAGAAGCCATCTTCAAACTCGCGGCCTCAATCCGCGCCACGCGCGCGCCCCAGCCCTTACCGAAGGCGCCCCAGGTCCCGAGCGCATGGAGGAAGGAAAGCCGAATATTCGCAATGTTTTCGATGACTGTGGCGATCGGCGGGGATCCCACACTGGCTTTGGCCAGCGCGGATCGGGCGCGCGTCGGACCCGAATTCACCGCAAAATCGAAGGCGGATAGATCCTCGCCCGGTCGTAGTTTCTCGCCATTGACCGCATCCCAATAGCAGCGGCGGTAGAGGTCTTCCAGTTCGGTATCGGAAATCCTCGAGACGCTTTGACGCGGCATGCGGCCGGCGCTGCGGTACTGATCGTAGCGACTCTGCGTTACGCCCTTATTGGTGTAGCCGCCTGGATCGCGCGGATCGTTCGACTCCCCACCCTCTTCTCGCAAAGTATAGGGGAGGCAGAAGGAAAATCGTCCCATGGCCATCGCGGTCTCCAAACAAGAAAAAGCCCGCACAAGGCGAGGCGAACACAGCGTAAGAAAATGAGGTGGTTGAACTTTTTCATCAAAAAAGCCGGGTCGGCGCGGACGTCATGTGTCCGCCTCGCGCCCTAATCGGAGCGAATCGCCCATCTCCCGCTCCGCGAGGACGGCGCCCCGAAACGACGCCGGAAAATGAGATCAAATTCGGGGCGCAATTCCGGCTTGGTCCAAGCAGCCGTTAGGGTCTGTTGTGATCGGGATGAAAAACAAGTTGGGATCGTTCAGCGACGCGACATAAGCCGCCTGCGCCGTCTCCCACGCAAGCGCAACCGCATCATTGGCCGACACCAGGACGCCGGTAACGAAAATAGGCATGGTGACGGAATAGGCCCGCGCCTGCGCGATGCATGACGCAAGGCCAGGTTGCGCAAGAGCGAAGCCGAACGTTGCGTCATTGACGCCGCGGCCAGCGAGATCACATCCGGGTTGTAGTTGAGCAGGTCAAACATATGTTCCTGCATTCGGTAATTGACGCCGCCGTTGTTGGCGTAATAACCGGTGCACCGATGCCCGCCGCGCGATAATCGGATATGCCGAGGCAATCGGCCATGATCTCGCCATAGCCGTCCCCAAGACCGCCAGGCAGATTTCCGGCCGACTGCGTGAGGCTGTCGCCGTTCTGGATCCAGCGTAGATTGTCGCTGGACGGCGGCGCCCAGATCGTCTCTGTCGGCCCAACCCATGCGCCATAGAACGATGTGGCGGTGATCATCTCGATCTCGATCTGCCGCTCTTGCCGGCCGCCGACAGCGGTAAAGTCGACCAGCGAATAGGAGGGCACGGCGCCCGATGGCGCATATTGCGCCAGAGAGATATCGCCCATTGACGATCAGCCGATATGTGCCGGTGACGCCGAGGACAAACTTCGGGCTGTCAGTCTTGAATTTCACGCGGGGGGCGAGCGCCTGCAACGGCGGATTATTGCCCGCGTTGCCGTTTCCCGTCGACCAGGTCGTGCCTGACGGCAGGACGAGATAGACGTTGGCGTTGATCCTCGGCCAGCCACCGGCGCAATAATACACCGGATTGACGCTTCCACTGACGACGGCGGCGAAGAGCTTGCTATAGCCCGCCGCCACAACAGCGGCCTGATTGGCGAAGAGGCTCGCCGTAGTCGTCACGGTCGGCGCGTTGGCCATAAGCATCGGCAGGCCGGTCGCCGGATCGATGAAATGAGGATTGCCGAGGCCTGACCGGGCGCGCGACGCCAGTCGTTTGATCTTGCCGAAAATCGTTTCCCCAGGTTGGGGACGCCCGCGAAGATCCATCGAATTAGCCCTCCCACGCCGTGAATTGCTGGAAAGCGGCCTGACCAATCAAACTCAGTGCATTGCTTGGAACGCGGCTTCCACCCCACTCGTAGCCATATCCGCCAGGATCGAATGACGTGGTCCCGAGCGCGCCCAAACCCGCTGATCCAGTGAGCGAAGCGCCAAGGCTCAACGCCTGACTGTCATTACGGAATGCGAGATATTGCCGCGATGCATTCACAGCCGCGACCGGAGTGGCGAGCGGCGCAAATCCTGTCAGATTGAAAGTCGCTCCCACTCCCGAGCCCGAGGACGATCCTTGTGACACCGGATTTGCAACCTGAGCCGCATAGACGCCGCCAGTGGCGACAGTCAGGGTCAACGGAGCCATCTTGACGCTGACTGTCGCACCGACAAGGCTGCCTCCCGTCACGGGCTCGGCGGCGACCGTGGTTGGATTGACGGTATAATTTCCCGCTGTCGTGATACTGTTGATCGAGGTGATAACTCCACCAGCGACCGTCGCAGACAGCGCAAACTTCGTTCCCGCTCCAGTGGTGCCGGTCAGGGTCTGTGTTCCTGCCGCGCCGCCGCTCCCCGCATTGACGATCGTCGGGATTGCCGCGAGTTGGGTCGCCACAACCATGAGAACCGCCGGAGCATTTACGCCGGTTCCGGTGGGTAACGTAATCGTATCGCTCGGCGCATAGCCGCCCGTTAATCCTGCGGACGCAATCGCCGCCGTGGAGACTGCCCCCCATATATAGCCTGATCGACTCGTAACCGCGATTGCCGTGTCCATCGCCTGAATCGCGGCAAGGATTGACGCGAGCGTCGACATCTCTGTCGCCTGATTTGCCGCAGTAGCGGCGCCCGCCGGAAGTGGCAGGGCGACGGCAGATATTGGTACTGCAGCCTGGTCGGTAGCCAGCGCGACAGCCACGCTATTCACGGTCGCCTGCGGCGCATTCGGCAAGGTATTGATCGTCGCCCCTGATCCTGGGGTAACGCTAAGCGTCGGCAAAGCCATTGCTTTACTCCGTTCTACGCTGCGACTGCAGCAATCAATCCACTATTTACTGATGCGCTGAAATCCATGACGCCGCTCGAAGCGCCGCCGCCGCCGACCAAGAAGACGCCAGAGCCCTCGTCGATCTCAACGCTGAAGCTATGAGGTCCCGCTGACAACGCTCCGGTCGCGATGGACCAGCGCCCGTTTACGTCGGCCGCCGTGACGCCCGCAGCGTTTGCCGACCCGTCAAGATAGAGTCGGACGCCCAGCCCCATGGCGTTCCCACTTGGACTCATCACTATGCCGCTGACAGACCCGGAGGCGTAATTTGTGGTCGTGATCGGCGAAGACGGGCCGTCGAATATTTGCCATCCATTGGCCTCAAGGATCGCAACATCGAACGGCGGGACTGAAATGGCCGCTCCGGGAACGCTTTGATAAACGCGACCGTTGATCGACACATCATTACGATTGCCATTTTCGGGCGGTGACATGAGTTGTGTCTTCATAGCAATTTAGCTCCCGCTCCACGCAAAGGAATTATCCCGCCATGAAGGGCGGATTCATCTGGGCATGAGGTCGACGGCGTTAGTTGAGAGCTTCCACGACGAGCTGACTGAGCTTGATCTGATTGACGCCGGTTCCTGTCGACCCCCACAAGGTCGCAACCTTGAGAGACAGCGCAGCGTTCGTGGCAACGCTCACAGGCATGGCAAGCGTATTTTGAAATGATGACAGGTTGACGTCCCCCGCCGCCGCCAGGACGGCGCATTCAATGCCAGCCGATGCGCTCGGGACGCCTATTGCCTGGAGGATCCACGAAAGCGCCGGCGGCCATGCGGTAGAGGCCGGCGCCGACCAATTACGAAAATCGACGCCGCCATCGCCCGTCGTCCAATCGCTCTGTTCCCTAATAAGCGACGCCTGCAACTTTGCTCCGTTCGATGCAATGTCGAAGCGAGCCTGCTCCGCTTGTCGCGCTATGGCGATCTGCGCCTCTCCTGCTGGGCGCGCGCTTGATATTTCCTGCCCCGCATTGCCGACATACGCCTGCGTCAGATTGGCGAAGGACGCGTTGATCTGACTTGCTCCCGAAATAAGCGTTGTCGTCGTCGCTCCGAGGGCGGTGTTTGCTTGCTGAATGCCACGCTGCAGGTAGGAGACGTCGGCGGTAAATCGAATAGTGACGTCATCTGCCATTGACACATTTCCTCAAGGTTGGGTCGCCGCCCGATAGTCCTGCTCGCCAAGCGTCGGCCCACCCCCGGGGTGACGCCGGCCTTCGCCCGCCGGTACGAACCCATCTGGAAATCGCGCGATCAGGCTGCCGATTCCGCTTGGGTCATATCCGGGCTTGCGACTTTCAGTTTCAGGTCTGCGTTCGACGCCATAGACGCTTTTCAGGATTTCATGCGTCGGCGGGTAGTCTCGCCAATAGGCAAACAGGCCGAGCACATCATGCAGCGTCATTTCATCGATCTCGGCCGGCGTATATCCGCAAGCCGACATCAGCCTTGAATAGATGAAGCCAAAATCAATGCGGGCGTCGGCTGCGCCTGAGCGCCCGCTCACACTTCCCCCGGCGCGCAGTCTCCTTCGGCCGCCGGCAGAAATCCGCCAAGACGCAGCACGGTCGCCATGGCTGCCGCGATTTCCGGGGCCGTCGCTTCAACGTCTCCGAGCGCCGACGCGGCCTCGGCGTTGTCGCGCTTCAGGGCGATCGCAACGATCGCCATGGCGGCCGAAATATTGCCCTTTGCCTCGGAGGCTCCCGCGATCAGAATCGGCTCAATTTCCTGAACCTGACGCAAATTTAGCGGCCGGATCGACCATTCGCGCGCTCCGAGCCGGATCGTTTCTGAAGCCGGCCTCATCACGACGCCTCCGCGAAGGACCAGGTCATCACATTTCCGGCGGCGTCAGCAAAGCAGGAGAAATCGAACTCTGGCATAACAAAATCTTCGAGCTTGGTGTGAAAGCTCAGCTTGTTCGAGGTGCAATTGTTGAGCTTCAGCGTCACAGCCTGTCCCTGGAATGTTGTGTAGAACACAGCCTGAAACGTCGGGGTCACGCCAAGCAGCTGATTGGCGACCGTGAATTTCTGTCCCGAGCCGGCGATGGAATAGGTGTAACTCACCAATACTGCTTTTCCTGCGTCGCCGGAGTTGAACGTCAAGACGCCGGTGGAAATGGAATATTGCCCAACAGCCGGGCTCGAAGCAACTTTTGTGAGAGGCAGGCCGGTCGCGGCATAGAGAACGCCCTCATCATCGACAATCGTCGCGGCGTTCGCCACAGTCACGGTGTAAGGAGACGCCGCCGGAATGGCGGCGGCTTCGGCGAAGGATGTTGCGATTTGACCCGCAGTCGGCGTCAAGCCATAGAAAAGGCTAGCGAAAGCCAATCCGGAGATGCGCGCAACCTTGGCTTTTCCGGTAGTCTTGATCGTGCCTCTCGCGATCGCCACGGGGCGCTGAAACTGGCCCGTCAGCTCCTTGATGGTCGCAGTCTCCTCGATCGTCACCTCCTGAACGAGGCCGAAATTGATCGGCGTCGCATTCGCTATATCCGTGCGGGTTCCGAGCAACACGCCCGAGCCGAAACTATACATGAGTGACCTCGCTGGTTCGATCTACGCCGATGCCGCGCGGACGCGACGGATCGGAAAGCACGCTAGGGAAGAACGAGTTTGATCGGAACGATCAACATCGCATCGCCGTCAAGATCGCCGGGATCTTTAAGGGTTTTCCCGTCGATGCGGCAGTGGTGCACGGCGCCGCCGAGCGTGTTGCGCCCGCGGATTAGATCTCCTCCTGAAATGGAAAGGGCGACGTCAAGCGCGTCCATCAAATCGTTCAAAAGCACGGCGCCCGTGATCGACGTATCCTTGGCGTTGAGATAGATGAATAGCTTAACCTCCATCACACGTTTCGGCGTTGCGCCTTCGCTCCACGCGTATGTCTCTTGGCCGCCCTCATACAGGAAACACGCCGGCCGCATCGCCGAAGGAACATCGCTCCAGAGTTTAAGCCGGCGCGAGGGGCCGAGTTTCCACGCATAGGCGGCGGCGATAGCGCTTTGTAGCGCCGCCAACGCGGTCTCCCGCTTCGTCGTAGCCATGCCTGCTCCTTGATCTGGCGTTGAAGTCCGCGTCACGCGCGCCGGGATCAGTCTTTCCGTAGACTTTCCAGCGCGGCCTCCTTGAGGCTCGCAGCGATGTCGTCCCTCATCTCGGACATCGACCCACCGAAAAAGGAATGGGCCGGAATGGTCGAGCCCGGATGATGAACTTTCTTGGCGAAAGCTTCTCCCGCGCCGCTGAACTTCAACGCCCGAGCTTTCACGACCACAATGTCGTGCGCCGTGGTTTTGCCGCCAAATTCCTGGATGGCCGCATAAGCGACCCCGACGCTCGACGCTATGATCGATATTGCGCCTGCATCATCCGCGATCGACGAGCGGATCGAAGCAGCCAGCGCGCCTGACTTTTGCTGCAAGCTTTCGCCAGACAGCTTTTTGACGATCCTCTCCTCGAGCGCGGTTCGCGCTGTTTCGGCGCGCTGAACCAGCGCCTGATGCAACGCATCGGAATCGAGCGTGAAATCGCTCATGGCGCGACGCGGCGGTAAGGCTGCAGGCCGGCCGCGACGAAATCGGGGATGTCCTTAACAAGGTAAGCCATGGTTTCCTGGCCGCCGAGAGATTTTGATTGTTGGCCGATGCGCGACCGATAGGAGTAGCGCTCGGCGACCCAGTCCATGCAGCAAATCGCAAGATCCGCCGGGACAAAGCCATAGGTGATTGTCGCGCCCATTCCCGCATTTGCTACATTGAATGTGTAGATTCCATCGGCGACCGAATATTGGCCAGCCGCAGGACTTGCCGCAACGCGGGTCATTGCGAGCCCGTTTAGGGTGACGCCGCCGTCGCTCGCCCAATCGCCGTAGGGCGACAGAGCTGTGACCAAAAAGGGCGCCCCTGGCGGGATCATGGCGGCCTCGCCCGCGATTTGGTAGCCTGCTAAATAGGACACGGACACATTCTGTATGCCGCAATCGAAGCGCCGCCCGCGAAGCGAGAGGCGCTGCCGACGGCCCGGAGGGGCGATGTCGCCCTCATCCAGAACAAATCCGGGCTGCAGCGAATCTGGCGTCATCGCCGGCGCCGGGGGAATCGGCAAGCTGTTCACGGCGCAGCCCAGCACCACATTGACAGGCCACTGACCGAGCAGGAGAGATCGCTCGCCACCGCCGTCAAACGTCTCGGAGAATTTCGTCGGCAGAATCGATTGCCGATCGAGATAATTCAAGATCCCGCGGCTGAGCCTCGTGATGAGCCGTGAAAGCAGAGCGTCATCGTCGGCGCCCGAGATATCAAGCCAGTCTTTGACATCTGCGAGCTTCGCGAGATCATAAGTAGACGCCATCGACCGGTACCCTTCTATGCGACCGCATGCGGCCGTCGTCTCGAAGCGAGGATTTCGTCGTCCGTCACGAAATGCGGGCGGTTCGCGATCAGTTCGCGCCTAGACGAACTCGATTGCGCGCAGAGCCAGAGCGCGGAGTCGGTCGTTCGTGATCGGTATGCGCACGCCAATGCGACGCTCTTTGAGAAAGAAGAACAGCTGACGGCGATTGAGTTGGGATATTGTGTTGACGCCGACGCCATTGGCGACATCGACGTGTTTTGGCTTTTCGACTGCTGGCGACTGAGCCTGGCGTTGTCCGAATAAATCTGCGAAGCTTCGTGTCGCGACAGCTGCGCCTTGACGTCCCGTCGCCTCCGCCGTGAATCCTTCCCCTTGCGGCGAGGGGCCAACTTCCCAACAGCTAAAACCATGCGCCGCCAGCGCCCGCCAATCCGTGGCCTTAACCACCAATGATCTGTCTTCGGAGATCTCGAGAGCCCGTCCGTCATGTGTGACGGCCTCGCAACATGGTGGAGCGCGAAGTTTCATAGACACAGCCCTTCGTCGTTGCATTCTTGGCGCTTCTGAACAATGGAGCGGTCGCACGCGACCGCCCCAATGATGGTTCAGACGTTGCCGATATTCGTGATCAATCCCATTGAGGGCGGAAAATAGTTCTGCAGAACCTGATCCGAGTAGACGCCATATTCATATTTGCGCGTCCGCAGCGGCCATTCGATCTGATAGTAGTCCTGGCGGGTGCGGATCTGAATGACGTTGCCGACGCCCGCAAGCGGATAGGGCAAGGTTTTGGTGGTGAGGAGAATGGTTCCGGCCGGCATATTGGGATGCACCCGGATATCGATCACGTTGCCGCCCTGCATCGAGAACCGATTGAGGTAGGTGCGGACCATGATGCCGCCGCCGATGAGATCTTGCGCGGTCTCAAAGACGAAGCGCTGCGCAGCAGTCTGCGAGCCCTTGACGATGATTCTCGATATGTTGAGCGCTTCCTGCGAACTGACCCACATGGTATCCGGGGACAGGCGATAATTGTCCCACATGGACTTCAGTACGGCGTCAAGCTCCATAACGCCGCCGGCGCTGTCGGTGGTCAGCCCGGTTCCGACGCCAGCTGACCCCGTCCCCATCGTGTAGAGCGTCGCGCCGGATCCGGGCTTGGTCGCCTGGTAGATCAGCCCGTCAAAGGCGAGCGCGTTGGCCGAATTATCACTCGCGCCAAGCGACGCGGCAGTCTGCGTTCCGGAGGCGGGCGCCGTGACGACGAGCGAATTGATCGTCGTGATCGCGCCTAGAACTTCAGAGTTCGCCGCGCCCCAGAACCAGGCGTATCCCATCGCGCCCGAGACCGGGGCGACGGTCACGTTGACGAGGCCCGTCGAGCCCGTGGTCGCGACCGTCGCATTGGCGCTCTTCTTGGCGACTCCGCCGCCGAAGGTGTCCGTCGAGCCGTCGGCGTTCGTGCGGGTGATCGAGCCCTGAACGCCGCCTGCGACCGAGCCGTTCATCAATCCGTCCAGCGTCAGGGCTGCGCAGATGATCGACCAGGTCTGCGCGGGAAGAGCGCCTCCGGTCGTCTGCGCCGTGAGAGTCGGCGTTGGCGTGGCTGCGATTGCGGACGAACAACCGCCGAGGATCATCGCCTCCTCGCCGATCATCAGGGCCTCGAGACCGGTCTTGGCGCCGATCGCACGAATGTCGTCGAATCCCTGACCGGCGAACTGGGCTTCGAAGTCAACGCTGGTTTCGACGCCGATCCCCTTGTAGTTGGCCGCGTAGTCCTGCGTCGCAACGGCAAGCACGCCGCCACGATTGGCAGAGGATACGCCAAAGCGCAGTCCGGTCGTGTTGATCGCGGTGATCGCACGCCAGGACGCCTGTATGCCGCCCTTGCCGGACACTCTGGGGATCGCGTTGCGTAGAGGCGTCATCACCGGGTAAAGAAACTTGGCGCCAAGCTCGAGATCGTAAAAGGTGAGTCCCGAACTGGCGCTGTTGCTTTCAGAGAAGGTGCTCTTCTCAAGACCCATCAGACTCCTGAAGCGCGGATCGCCAAGCGGCTTCGACTGAGCCGTCTTAAGCCGCTCGAGAATGTCTTGTGACTCGGTCTGCGTGGTCATGATTTGCTCCTGACGGAAATCGCTTTAGCGTGACGAGCCTGAAGTGCGCCCATCGCGAACGTAGGGTCGGCCACAGCAAATTCGCCTGCGCAACGCGCAGCGAAAGTGGAATTGGGGAAACCGGCGCGCCGATCGACAGTCGCTTGAGGCGGAGCCGCCGGCGTCTCGTCTAGCGAAGCGGCGACCTGGCGTTACGCTGAGCGAGCTTGATGGCGAGAATCGACAGCGTCTCCGGATCGGTGAGAAGCTTCTCCACTTCATCGCCGCGGCCGTCTTCGGACTTCGCCACCGCGCGCATTGGCCCATAGAAAGGCGGCGGCAAAGGCTGCGCCTCGATCTGCTGCACGCGCTTCAGCACATCGGCAAGCGTCGACGCGAACGCGTCGAAGCGCTTTTCCAGACTGGCGGAGACGCTGTCCTGCGTTGCGAAATCTCCCCCGACGGCGCCAGCCGTCCTGCCGCTTTGCCGGCTGCTTCGATCAGTTTCGACGTCCTGAGCGCGCTTGGCTGCAGCGGGGGCAAACTCATTTGCAAATACGGATTTGGCTTGCGACGCCGCCTTACTCGCCGATGTATCCTGCGCCAAGCTCTCTTGCGCCGCTTCGCGCAGGAGCGCCGCCGTCCGCATCAGGATGTCACGCAACTGATCCGCCAAGGTGGGCGCTCCGGCCTCGTGCTCCGCGCTTGCCCCGGCATTGCCGTCAAGAGCCTGCAACTCGTCGAGGAGGCCTTGCGCTTGAGACGCCGCGTCCGCCGCCTTTCCGAAGCGCCGCAATTCCCGCGATCCGTCCAGCTTGATCATTTCAAAGCAGGCTTGCGGAAGGCAGGGCAGATCGACCAGCGAAATTTCATTTGGATCGGCCGCATAACGCGTCAACCCTTGATCATCGGTCCAACGCTGCGCATAGGCGCCGCCCTGCGAAAAACCGGTGTAGACGCCTTCCGCAACTTTATTCCACTCCGCGTCATCGATCACTTTCGCGCAGATCTCGATCTGCTTTTCCTCATCATTGAAATTGATTTGCATGACCTTGCCGGCCGCGACGGGTCCGTGCATCGCCCGCAAATTGCCGAGTGATTTGCCGCCGGTCGCAGCCGCTATCGCCGCCGACCACTTCTCATAAAAGGGCTCCGTGGAGGCGTAGTCGCAGATCTCTCCCGCGCGATCCTCCGCTTCGGCTGTGGCGAGGCCATAGACCAGGCGCTGCGCAGCGTCGACCTTGGTAATCGGGATGAACATTCGCAACGCGGACATACGTCCTCCTTGACAGTTTGCAATTGAGAAGGCGTCTCGCCAATCCAAGCAGAGATCAATCCGGAAGCGGCACATAGCCCCCCGCCGTCAAGGTCATTGGCTTGTTCGCCGAAGCTTCGCGCAAGGGTATGCGGCCAAGCGCGGCGCGCGCTTCGTTGATCGTCAAGATTCCCTTCGACGTGAAATTGGAAAGGATGGTTTCCTGCGTCAGCGGATCGGTCTCGTGCCCGGAGGTCCAGACGAATTCGAGATCGGGCGCCTCCAACTCATCGGCCAGCACGTCGTCGATCAGGGCCTTGATCCAGGCGAGGATCGGCGCTAAACCTTCCTCGGCGGCAAGCTCCTTTTGCGTCTCCGCGGTCGCCCTGTTCATTGTCTGCGTCAAGCCTTGAGGCGAGATCGAAAAGGCGAAACAAACGATCCGCGCGAGCCATTCGTCGAATGGCCCTTTGAGCTCTGGCTCTTTGGTCTGGATAAAGGTCTTCGCAACGCCGCCAGGGACAAATTTCGCGCGGCGGCGGCGTCCGACATCCCCATCGAAATAGGCGTCCCAATATTTTTGGTACGATGCAATCTGGTCCGGCGTCCAATTCTCGGGAACGCCAATCAGACTGTCTGGGATGTTGCCTTCCGTAAAATAGTCGAGCAGATACATCTGCCGGCGGAGCGCGATATTGACGGTCGTCACGATCTGCTCGACCGGGCTCATGCCATAGACCCGGTTGACGCGCATGTTGCGCGGCCTGTAGACCAAGTCGCGGACAGAATAGTCAATCGCCGGAAAGCCTTTCAACACCTGCTGATAGGCGGTCGGATAGACGAGCTGACCGTCTTTGAAATAGGGCTCCGGCGTGCGGCCGAAGCCGTCGATGACAGGCTTGATGGTTGCCCCGTCGAGAGGCGTCAGGGCCAGCAACCGACCGGCTCGATCCCGCCGCTTGTAGAGCGCCGCGGCGTCGGTGACAAAGACCTCTTCGAGCAGCATGCGCAGCCAGTCGGCAAAGCAGCGGCTGCCGTCCGGGCGAGCGAAAAACCGCGTCGCCGCGCCAATGCGATCGCCGACGCCCGCGGCGTTTCCAATCTTGTCGCGGGCGGCGATTGTCCAGCATTGCCGCGCCGCCTGATCCTTGCGCGTCTCTATGATGAGCCGCAACAGGTCATATCCATCGGCAAGACCGCGCAAGGTCGCGAAAGTGACCGGCTCGGTATTGCGCGGCGTGGTCGACAGATTATAACCGGCCGGAAAATCCCACTGCCGCCCGGCGATGTCCGGCGGCCCCAGCGGGGTCATCGGCCGCTGCGGCCCAAACCAGCCATCCTCGCTCGCCGGGGAGGAGGTAAAGCGGATATCGACCTCATAAGGACTGAGCGACCAGCTTCTCGTCCCGGCGCTGCGATCGACCATGCTGATTCCTTCGCGTTTTTTCCAATGCGTCACGGCTTCAGAGGATCAGCCACGACTTCGGATTTCGGCTTCGCGGCGATAGAATTCGATGATGCCGGTTCCGTCGTCAGAACCAAACAGATGCGTCAACGCCCAGATCGCCGCGTCGGCATGATCCGGACTGCCGCCGCCGTTGTAGCCGGCGCTTGAAAATGCGCAGAGCTGGTCTTCCAGCTTGGGAAATCGGCCGACGTGATGGACCTGTCCCTGTGCGTAGCGCACCGAGACCGGTTCGGCGCGCACGGCCTTTCCCCGGCTTGCGGTGACGAGCCTAACGGGGACATTCCGATCCGCCGCCTGTATCGTCGCCCGAACCATTTCACCGCCGAAATTGCTTTCCGCAACGATGCAGTCGGCTTGATATCGGTGGAAGGCGACCACCACCCGCCTGCCCCAAACGGCCGGCGCGTCCCTGCACGATAAATCCTCCAGAATATAAGCGTCCCCGTCGACGCCCCTGGCCGCAACGACAATGCCGATTTCATCGGCTCCAAGATCGTCCCGGCCGGCGGCTCCCGATGGATCCACAGCAACAACGACCGCGGCTCTCTTATCGATGGATATGCGCTCTGCGGCGCATCGTCCCGCATCTATTCCGGCATAGGTCCAGAGCGCTCCCTCGACCTCATCCACATACACGCCTTCAAGAAAGCGCTTGCGTTGTTTTTCCGGCAAATGCGAGAGGCTTGTCAGAAATTCAGGCGACAGATTTGCCCTGTTGTCAGGCGGGTTGAGAAACGCCCGGCAGTAGCTCTCAGGATCCGGCAAAGGTTGCTTCGATACAGGGTCGCGCTTTTCTCCAAACAGCTGGTTGGTCCAATGGGTCTTGCCGACAGGGTTCAGATCAACGAAAGCGCGTTGACCGATCAGCGGCGCGATCTGCGCGAGCCGCGTGAAAGCGATAATGGCCGATGAATAGGGAATCTGCGACGCCTCATTCAGAAAAATAGTCGCGTATTCCAGCCCGAGTATTTTCTCGACGCGGTCTTTGTCGTCGAGGCCGCCGATCCAGATGCGCGATCCATTACCAAGTTCAAAATATCCGTCCTGCCGCCTCTCGCGCAGCGTCTCCTTTGGAAAGCAAAGGCGCATGACGCGCGGCAGCGTGTCCAGCGCGATGGACGCGCGGGCCGCATTGGCGTGAAAGCGCAGAACGGCATGCCGTGACTCTTCAGCCTGTAGCGCCCGTATAATGATTGCGCGGAGGATAAGGAAAGTCTTGCCCGAGCGCGTTCCTCCGGCAAGACAGGTGTAACGCTGCGGTCCCTCCAGCAAGCGGCGCGCCGCATCCTGGCCCAGGCTGAATGTCACCATGCACGATCCGTCTCGTCGTTGAAAATTCAAGTCGAAGGGCGGCGAGGCGCGCCGGCGCGATGATCGTCGCGCGACGGGACGGCAAGACGTGTTTGCTGGCGCAGGGGCCCGATAAGCTGCCGCAGCCGCATGAACTGGATCATGGCGTCGCGACGCAACAGGGGCGCTGCATACGCGCATATTGGCGTTGCATTTAGTTGCAAGTCAATGCATCCAGGCTGTAGAGGAAAATCAGATCTTACGTATTCAGCGGCATGAATGGTGTGGCCGCATGGCGCGCGCCGCGATCAACACCAGATGATCCGGTCGACCGCGCTTTGGCAGCGCAGATGAACATTGTTCGGCTTTTGCCAACGCCGCCGTCATGCGGCTCCAGAACGCCGCCGAAAGCGCCAGACGCAAGTGTGGCTCGGCATGCGCGTATATTGGCCTTGCAAACCGTTGCAGGTCAAGCCGTCAGACAAAAGCAGGATTCGTATATCTTACATTGCTCGACGCAGGCGAAGGAAGAATGAAAGGCGCGGCGCCTTTTGCGATTGTTCACAACAGAGCGGATGTCGTTGCTACGGGCCAACAGGCCGCCGCGTCAGCGATTCGTGCGTTGGCGCCCGCGATCCGAAACGGACTGCGGCAAGACGCAGACGCATCTCTGGCCCGGCATACGCGCATATTAGGGTCGCAAACCGTTGCAGGTCAACGTTCCGCGCCAGCCATCATATGACGTATCTTACAGAACTACCATGAAGTGATCAGAAGCTCTTTTGCGCGGCGTCGTGCAGCCGTCCCTGTGGCTTTGACCTAAACGCAACCTCGCATGCCGGGACGCCACAGCGCAGCCGGATCATGGTCATGATGTTGCGAGGAGATTGGATGCGCTCGCGCAATTGTGGCGCTGCACATGCGCGCATAAAGCGTTCACATTTCGTCGCGCGTCAAGTCTCTCGCGCGGTTGGGATTGCCGTGATCTTACGCCTCGATGTCGAAGCATGTGTGGATTACGCTGCGCGCAGCAGAACTTGCGACGCGCTCCACATCGACCGCCGGGGGATGGCGAGGAGTGGGTTGGGGAGACGCGTTCGTCAAATCCGACGAACGCGCCGTAGCGTGGCGATCAGAACACAAGGATGTTTCGGTCATTGAGCCATGACGCCAGATAGGAAAGAGCCTTGGCTCTTTTACGGTAGAATGTGTGGGGCGCCCATTTCTTCTCCTTGCACAAGGCTTTAACTGATCTCCCGCGCGCCGTGCGCGCCGCCCACAGGCTGGTGACGAGCGCCATGCCGCTATCGACGAGCCGCAATTGCCGCAGCCAATCGATGACGGCGTCCATCTGCGCTATTTCAGCGCTGGTCGGACGAAGCTCGCTTCGATTTAGCGTGGCGGCGCGGTCCCGGCGCTCGGCTTCGCCAAGTTCGGCCTGCGCCAGTTGATCGGCCCATTCGACCTGGTGGCGCGGCCAATGACCTCCCGGCTCTCTCGGTCCGCGCGACCGTGGCAGCCGGTCGAGCGTGACGAAGGCCTTGATGAGCGCCTTTGCGACCTGCTCGGCATCCCAGCGCTCTGGCAGACCGTTTGACTGCAGCGGGAAAGGGGCCTCGAGCGCATTGATCTTCGCATCAGGCTCCATCATCAAAATCCGTCGTCGAGAATATTGTCGATGAGGGCGGGATCGGCGGCGACGACGAGAAGAAGCAGCCGCACCATCGCCTCTCGGGTCAGGTTGCGCCTTGCCGCGGCGGCGTCGAAATGCTGTGTCGCCTCGGGGGGCAGGCGCAGGGCGAGGGCGGCGGCGGCGGCGCGGAAGGCGAGGCCAAAGCGCTGCGCCTGACGATGCACATTATTCGGGGTCGATGAAATCAGCGGATCTTCCGCGATGCGGCGCGCGTCCCAGCCCATGCCGAGCAGAAAGCCCAGTCTTGCGATGCGCTCGCCCGTCCAACGGGATTTGCGGATTTCAGTATGGATCGTCATGGCCTCTTACCCTTCCCTGGCTCCGGCGGCGGTGTTTCGCCGCGGTCAGGGTGTACGGTAAAAATACCTTAAATGTCCAGGTAAATTTACCTGATGCGCGCGGCAGTGTGTACGGTTATTCTACCTGTATGGAACTCGAAGACGTTCTCACCCGAATCGAAAGCCGCCTCGCCGTCGTCGGCCTGTCGGCCCATGCGGCCTCGCTCGCCGCGCGAAAGCCAGACGCCATTCGCAATCTGAAACGGGCGGTGAAAAGCGGCGACCGGCGCGGCGTCACCACCGAGACGCTCACGGCGCTCGCTCCCGTTTTGAAGACCACGGCCGCCTGGCTGCTTGAAGGCGTCGGCGATCCGACCCCCGGCAATCGCGTCCATGTCGTCGGGCGGATCGGCGCCGGCGCGGAGATTTTTCCCGAATTCGAGCAGACGCCGCCCGAGGGCCTCTATGAAATAGAAGTGCCCTTCCCCATCGCTTCGGACGCGATCGCCTTTCAGGTTGAAGGCGACAGCATGTGGCCGCGCTATGACCCCGGCGACGTCATCATCTGCTGGCGCGAAGGAGCCGACGCCGCGGAGGTGGTCGGCTGGGAGGCGGCTGTGCGCACCGCCGACGGCAAGCGTTATCTCAAGCGAATCCAGCGCGGCGCAAAGGCCGGCACCTTCGATCTCGAAAGCCACAACGCCGCGCCCATTCGCAGCGTCAAAATTGAGTGGGCGGCGGCGATCCAGGGGGTTGTCCGAGCCGGTCAGTGGCGCAGGCGATAGCGGTAAGATTGCTTGTCGTAAGGTTTTAATACCGTTTTATAGGTAATAATACCTGCTATTCTGCTTTGGCCTTTCGCCGGAGCAGACCATGCCGCCTCCCGTTTCCGCCCGCACATCCCCTCCCCGCGCGCGCCTCGAAGCGCTCCTTCACGCTCGAGCCCGACAAACCGTCACTCATCTCGTCAAATGCCGAGCCCGCGCCTACGCTGATCGTCCCGCCGATCTCGACGCCATTGCGCCAGGTCTCTCAGAGGCTCCGCCGCAAACGCTGATTGCCGTGGGCGAAGATCTCATGGCGATCGAGCGGCTCCAGCCGCGGCGCTGGTTCGGCTTCGGCAGCGAAGCCCCCGCCGTCAATGCGAAGGCGCTGATGGTGCTTGGCCGCGCCTTGCGCCGGCGCGCGACGTGA